AGCCATGAACTTGCCCTGTTGAACACGAAATCGCCATCCTTCGCAACAGGTTGTGTCGTTCGTATCGAGGTGTATCAAATTGAGGAAATTTGTGTTAGGTGGATGTCTTAAGTTAATACACGAAAGATGGCAAAAATAAAAAAGTTCAAAAGTGATCTACATCACACACAGAATTGGCTCCCCATGAGTTAAGATATGAAAAACGGCGGCGGCAGTGACTATCCCCGAGAGCCCTTGACTGCGCAAGACAACGCCAATCATCGAGAAATGTGGGAGGCTTTCAAGCACCGCCGTTGGTTACGTGAACTGGCAAAAATATGGTTGGCAACGACAAGCACAGTGGCGACCCTCATGCTCGGGTTGTACGCTCTCTGGCAGATTTGGAGAGGTGGCAAGTGAGATTCTTGCGTTGGGTTAAGATTTATTGGCAGCACGTATTTAGGGCGGCCGTATTTGCGTTTGTCGCGATGGTTATTGCGATTGGGCTATTTGACCGGCGCCCGGTGATCGAGGTTCGGAAGCACGAATTCATTTCCCCGCCCCCTGTGTTTGCTGGCGAGGAAGTGATGGTGCAATGGAAGATCGTAGAGTTAAGGTCTGGCTGTGAAGGTGTTGTGTATCCCATATGGATTGATAGCGCCGGAAACCGTCATCAGTCCAAGCGTGCTTATGTGCCTATTCACGAAGATCGGGGAGATGAGATTCAGGTATTCACCGCTCCTCGTATGGTTCCGGCTGCTATGGTGCCAGGATTGGCAACATATACGGTCACCGTCAAGAGATGGTGTAATCCTCTGCAGTGGCTGTGGCCGATGAAGGATAAACTGCCGGAAGTGACATTCACGGTGGTACCGCGGCCTTAAATACCTCGCACTTGACATCCACCACGATTTCCACCTGCACCCATGTGCAGTCTCGTCGCTTTTTGTTACCTCGGCGAGCAAATCACTCGTCCATCTTCATCCGCTTGGATGAGAACGGACTTACCTGTCGGCGACACTGCAGCTAACGCCAAGACGTAGTTTACACCGTAGTTTTTCAAGTCTAAGGTGTTTTGCGCAACCGCACTGACGGCCATAAGAGTGAATGCCAGCGCCATCCCGGCAAGAAAAGATTTTACCATTGTCACCTCCTGTTTAGTTCGGCCTCGTCGCCTTGTCTTCCTGCGAGTAGTGCCTGAGCCAGTCGATCATCAGACGCTCGGCTAGTTGATCCTGAGTGAGAACAGGCCCTACGGCTCCGTTTACGTCGGCCAGCATTTGCCCATAGATGGTGGCATAGGGCTCTGGTAGCTTAAACTTGATCTCGATCATGTCGGCCTCCCTATTTTCACGGGAGGGCGTTTATCTGATTTGCTGTTTTCCGGGCAACGGGTTTTTGGCGTTGTCCCCAGCATCAACACTATATCGGGTTACCCCTATCAATGGTGCACCCTGCGCCGATGGAGGTGTAATCCGGGTGTTCCTCCATCAACTCCTTGACGCGCACCTGCGCGATCTCCCAGCATTGCGACCACGTCTGCATGGCGAGGTTTTCCTCGGACGGCTTGCCGTGCAACATCATGACGATGGTAAGAAATATCATTGCTTGTTGCTCCATCCTTGTACCCGAAGGGGGTTCCCAGCACGACAACGCGTGGGTGGCTTTCGATCCCCTGTGGTTTGGGCGCCATGGGACCGGCCGTGCCGGGAATTCAAGAAGCCCTGATCAGCGTATCCCCATAGTCCCAGCCGGCCCTCCACTCGTGGCGCTCTATGGTGCCAAGTTCGTGGGGGTTGTCGCAGCGGTAGCCATGTCCTTTGTGGTGTTCGAGGCCCGCTAGAAAAGCCGGGCGGCGGACTAGGAACTGAGGATAGGGGAATAGATCGAGGATCGCCGGCGGAGTGTGCTGCTCGCGGACGTAGGCGCGCGTCTCGACTACCAGCGTATTGCTGAGGGGAAATGCCATTACGAACGCCTTTTCGGGAAGGGCCGCGATGCGATCTTGCGGCCTTTGGGCCACTTGGACCTGTGGTTTGTGGCGTCGGCAGCGGCTATGAGTACGTCCACGAGCGGGGCTTGCGCCCTCATGGCGATAGCGTGGTCGGCCTCTTTTTTCACGATCCGGTTTATCTTTGCAACTATGCCAGTGTCCTTGCGGCTCTTCTCGCGGTGCTCAGCTTTGATCTTCGGATCGAGATTCGACCAGTGATCGTCGCCTCCGAGCGCGAAAAGGTGGATGTGGTCCCACTCGAACATCGATAGGACTTTCTGCGGGGTGGCTCTGGTGCGCCGCAGATCATCCCTCTGATCCTGCGGCAGCAGACACGCCAATGCACAAGCTAGCTTGGTCTGAAGGGAGATATGGGCGCGCTTTGCCATCAATCCCGCTCCTTAGGAGGCTCTTGGGTGGCCTCAACTCCGGGCGCTACCCTAGTAGCCCGACCATCGGAAAGATCGCTGGGCGGTCTGACAGATGCATAGATTGACGGCGTCCAGCGTACAAAGGTCGGTCGACGGTCGTCACCCTCAACCACGGTCAGCTTGGCTCCGTACCCCACGGTGGTACTCAGGGCATTGACTTCGGACCCAGCATGACGCATCGCGACCGTGGTTGATGAGGCTACACCTTCAGCTAGCAAGACCCTACAGGCATCGAGTAGCGGCTGTGTCGATCGGCGTACTACGACGCGATCGCTTATAGTGGCGTCGAACGTCGGGCCGCGGCTCATGTATCCAGTGAATATCACGGTGAGAATGATTTCCGGTTGCATGCTAGGGTTTCTTTCGGCGTCCTGATGGGTTCTGGGCCGCCAAGGTATCGACATCCACGTCCAGCAACTCGGCCAGAATGCGGAAGATCGCTTCTTTACTTGCCGCAAAATCCTTCTTGCCCATCTCTCGGTAGGACTGAGACTTGGCCGTGGCGATCTTTACGATATTGTCTTTGACGAGGATCACGGTGTAAGCATCCAGCCACCTGGCCAGCATGATTATTTCGTTCCTTTGGTCCTTCGACTGGCAGACAATCACGCGCTCGTTGCGGTAGCCCGCCTCGATGAGAGCCCATTTGCGTAGGTGTGTGGGCGTCGGAAAACGCTTCGCTAGATGCTCAGGAAGTGTCTGCCAGCAAGTGTTGATCGTGGCCATCAGATGCTTGTGGGACCGGCTTGATCGTTCTTGCACGACCTCAAGCGTATACCTCGATCCGGCATCGAATTGCCGATCGCAAGCCTGCTTAAAGCGAGGGAGCGGGACCATCGCCTCGCCATTCCATTCCATGGGAATAGGAATGTTCATGGGCGGTAATGGGAACCGGGTGGACAGTCACAAGGAGGACATTCTAGGCCACGTCTACGAACCTCGATCATCAAATCCATAAATTCTCTCCCATGGATTAACCATGAACACCTATGATTTACAATTGAGCTGTGGCCCTTGTGATCTCGGCTCCATTCGGACAATGGAGCGCGATGAGCACATCCCAGTGCTTTCGCGGTAGCCTCTAGAAGTTCTGCGTCAGTCATGCCATTCCCCGTATCTTCGCAACCAATTCCGCGAGTTCTGCGTTGAATTGGCGCACGGCCGCGTCGAGCGTTTTTATGTAGGTCTCATCACGATTGGCCCGCGTCTTGAACATCGGCATTCCGGTGTATCCAATCACTATGTCAATCCAGTTCCGTTCTGCCACCCAGAGGTTGCCTTGCAGCTGGGCCATGTGCTCGGGCGGGATTTTGCCCGGCTCCGTAAGAAGGCGTTCGGCCAAGAGATGCGGCGCCTCGGTTTTGATTTCGAGCATACCGTCCGTGCCAACCAGCGCATCCGGCGAGGCGCCCTTGTAACCGTTGCGAATGAAGCCAACTTGAGACACATCAAAACCGCTATCGAACGTGTAGCGGTCGCGTAGCTCGGCCTCCATCTCGTGTCCGCGGTTCATGTAGCCGTTGATATAACTTTCGGTCGGGATATTGGTGATGATCTCGCCGACCAATTTCAGCATGTAGGTCCGTCGCGTTTTGCTCGCCTCTCCCGGCTTAACACCTTTTGCCATGACTGTGTGAAACATGGAGGCGGTCGGTATACCCATCCGACACTGAAACCATTCCGGTGTCCCTTGCTCGAATGTGAAGACCTCCATCATTTTGAGGTTTCCTTCGCCGCAGTCTGCGCCTTCTTCTTTTCGATCATGCCCTTGGCCTCTGCGAACCGTGCCTTGGGAAGATCAGGCAAACATTCGATGCGGAAGACCTTCAGGAATGCGTCCACATTCGATTTTGTCTCGGTAAGAAGCGCGCTCAGTTCTGCGGCCTCTTCATCAGAGATCAGATTGAAATTTCCACCCGCGCTGCGTCCGTCATCGTCCTTGGAAGCAGATAGCCCGAGTGCAGCCTTGAGCGTGTACCGCTGCAAATAAGTCTGCACCGATCCGAGTGCTTGAATGCTGTTCTTGCTGCCACTGTTGTCGTATCCGGCAGACAGGGAGTTCTCCTCAGAATAGCCTTGGCGATGAGACACAATGCATGTCACCATCATTGGCTCATTTGGCTTGGAGGTTGTCCTCCATCGGTAGAATATACCATGTTTATTTAGTATGGGCTTGATAACGCGGTCAATTTCCCCCAAGTCTTCATAGGAATATGACGTATTTCCAAACGCTACTTGTCGGTTCTTGGTGATGACTGGCATTTCCGACTGCGCCTGATACATCGCTTCATCAAATGCCTTGCGTGCTTCGTTGCGCTCCAATCTCTCCTGCATTGTCATCAGATTTTCCAGCACCTCGACGCTAGCACCTTGGCTCACGGCCATGCTGAGCATCGCCATGGGCGTAATAGGCGTCGTCGCCGGTACTATCACTCCCAGCCCCCGCTCACGGGCGGCAAGTTGAGCCTTCCAATTTTGGTTTTCCGCCGCTTCAATCTCCGAGATCGGCGGGTTGATGACTTCGGCTTGATCGTTCACGGGTTGCCTCTTTCTGCTTTCTGGTAGGTGATGGTGATGCCCAGCGCAGCAAGAATCCTATGACTAGGAGGGCGTACACCATTGATCACATCCCCAACGTAGGATGGGGAAAAGTCCTCTCGGATGGCCCATTTTCTCTGGCTTCCAGCTTCCTTGCAGGCTCTCAGCAGAACCTTGCGAACATCTTCTGCAGTCATATTAGCCTCAGGGAAAAGTGGCCGCATTTGCGCGGCCAAGTCAAGGAGGATACCATCTCGGCCGAAGCCGATAGCGTTGGTTATATGCCAATTGACTTATTGACGCAAGAGAAAAATAAAATATTGTGTGGATCATCGGCGCCATGGCCCATTCCCACAATTTGTGGTATGAAAGTGATAGACACCTACTTTATTTGGATCGGAAGTGGCCTGATGCCTCCGCTCGTCGCATCCTTTGACGTTGCGACCAGCTGCGGAATTTGCCTCGGCCGCGTTGGCGATAAGAAACCTACGACGACAACGTGGAACCTGCGAGAGGCCGGCCCGAGTCGTTCGCGCCGGCTTTTGCACTTCTCGAACCTGTGCGACGATCTCTTCAGCAAGCACCAGATCGACTACCTCTGCTATGAGGCGCCGCTGACGCTCGCCGTCGCCACTAAAATCGGCGCCACAGAGGAAGTGATTCTGCTCCTGCGCGGGGCGATCGGCGTGCTTGAGTGCTGCGGCGCTCGGGCTGGGATCATGGACATCCAGTCGTTCAACGTTCAGGCCGCCAGAGCCTATCTGCTGGGGCAGAGAACCTTCCCCAAGGACGCCAAGGGCAAGAGCACGGCCAAGGCTGCCGTCATGAAACGAGCGCAGATGCTCGGCGTGGAGGTCAGCACTTACGACGAGGCCGACGCCGTGGCGGGCTGGTTCTTGACCTGTGGACAACTAAACCCGCGCATATCGCACCTAACTACACCACTTTTTGCTGGTAATCGATCTTCCTAGAAGGTCATTATCTCACGTGGTGGAACAATCAAAAAAAGCAACGGATTTGCGCTCAAGCCTATTGACACTTTCGTGAAATGGGGGCCAGATGCGCGGAGACCCGCCGGGGCTTAATCGGCGGGCCTCTTGATCCGAGAATTGCTTGCGAAGGCGGTTCGGATCGACGCAACGGCATATATATGCCCGCGACGGCCCCTCCCGTCAAGCGTCGAAACGACCTCCCCCAAACAAAAATCGGATCGCTCGTTCGGTCGCGATCGCTTGCGCTGGGTCTGCTCGGAGGTTCCCGCCAGCAACAAGCCTTCAAGACCCGGTTTGCGTGACGGAGCGAAAGCTGGTTCGCACCTATAGGACACCAGCAATAACACCGGTTCTTTACCTGGCGGAACGATCGAGAAGTCGCATGTCAGGGTTTCCGACCGCTCTAGCTGATGAGCAATAGGCTAGAGGCAAACCGAGCCAAAATCTGTACCCCCCTAACAATCTAGTGGGGGAGCGAGTGGTCCCCGTAAGGGACGGCCGGATAAAGTGTTTGTGACTTGCTCACGTGGTCTGCCCTGACAGGTAGGGGGAGACTACGGAAATCTGCGACCTATGGGAGATGGATGATCATGAGCGTAACTGAGGAACAGGCTAAGGAAAAACGGTGCTGCGGCCCTGAGGGATGCGGGGGTAGCCTTTATCTTCATAAATCGAAAAGCGACGAACGATGGTGCATCGGATCGTTGTGCATGGCGTGGCGTCACGTAGGTCAGATCGGAATCGGCCCTAATGGTGAAAGGCGCAACGATAACCTGGACGGCCTCACGAGATGGACTAATGTGGGACGTTGCGGGCTCGCTGGCCCCCGCGACACAATAGGAGGCTGATATGACAGTCTGTGAACCTCATGACTGGCACGATACAGGGCGTCATCATGTCCATGTTGTGTGGAAAAATAGATCAGTGATTTGTAATTACGTTAGATGTAGTAATTGCGGTGCAATTGGTTTTCGCCGTCCACATTCCAAGGTGGTGTTTACATGGCAGCAAATCAAATAAAACAAATAGCCTATGGTGAGGTGACTAATGGACGACGCGAACAATGGATCGCCTGGCTACGAAGCAATGAAGTACGTCTATTCTAAAGGCTTGATCAGACATTCCAAACTGCGCTCTGCCATCAAGCAAGCTTACATCGATGGCTTTAAGCAGGGCGCCCGCGAAGGCTGGATGCGTTGCGGCGCCTACAATATCGGTTCCGGCTTTGAGAGTGATGGACATCAGCAAAAAGAGATTGAAGACCGATGGCCGATGGAGTGACACAATCGGGTAGGAGGCTGGATATGGGCATAGGAAGACCGGCAACCGATGAAATGGTTGAAGGCTACGTTGATGGCTTGGACCTCGATAGCCCGGAGCCCTCTGCTAATCGGTCGCGAAGCTATCGACACGGCTTTGCCAACGGTCGGGATGATCGCCGCGGAAAGCCACGTGCTTCCGCAGATTTTATCAGACGACAGGCAGATGAGGCGATGATATCGGACGAAGCTCAAAGGAACCATCATGATTAACCGACCTACATTTGATGCCTGTTATAGAGCCCTTACTGTAATGGAAATGGAAATAAGAAGAGAACAGGAAGTAGCCGCACGATCTTCAGCGAAGGCACAATTTCTTCTAACGTCGGCTCAGGGACTGAAAACTGCGTTGTTCGAAATGGAAGAGGAATCGAGAGTTCAACCAGTGGAGTAGTAACAT